TAATTGGCTTATATGTAGAGCGGTCGGCAAAAGTATTAAACGTTCAGTTTTTAATGAAATCTATAAAGCTATTAATTATATGGAACTTAGTAATTTATATAGCTTTAATTTTTCGGATATGGTTATTACAAACAAGGTAAATCAAGCGCAAATAGTCTTTGCCGGATTAGATGACGTTGAGAAATTAAAGAGTATAACACCACGAAAGGGCGTTATAGAACGAATATTTATTGAGGAAGCTACAGAAGTCAAAAGAAATGATTATTTGCAACTCAAGAAGCGTTTGCGTGGACCGTCTAAAATAAGCAAATGTATTGTTATGGCTTTCAACCCTATTTTCAAATTACATTGGATTTATAATGATTTTTTCGACAATAAGGTTGAAGACGGTTGCAAGAAATATGAAGATAAAAAAGTATCTATTTTAAAGACTACATATAAAGATAATATATTTCTTACAACTCAGGATATAGAAGCGTTAGAAGACGAAAGTGACCCATATTTTCACAATGTATATACATTAGGCAATTGGGGAGTTCTTCAAGGTCTCGTATATAAGAAATTTGTAGAGAAATTCTTTAATGTTTACGAAATTAGCAAAAGACCTGGAGTAGTATCGGCGTTTGGACTTGATTTTGGGTACACAAACGACCCTTCAGCTTTATTCTGCGGATTGGTAGACGAAAAAAATAAGGAGATATATGTATTTGACGAGTTATACGAAAGGGGACTGACCAACATGGAATTGGCTCCAAAAATACAACTAATGGGTTACGGCAAAGAAAAAATAATAGGTGACAGTGCTGTACCTCAAACGATTGAAGAATTAAGGCAATTAGGATTATCAAGGATAGAGGGAGCGTACAAACATGAGGTTATGTACGGAATACAAAAACTTATGAATTTCACCTTTATTATACACCCTAAATGCAGAAACTTTATAAACGAAATTAATAATTACTCATACGCCGAAAAAGACGGAGAGAGTATCAATAAACCAATAGATAAGTTTAACCACTTAATGGACGCTATGCGATATGCGGTTATCCCGAAATTAGAGGGAGATGTATTTAGCTTTAAGTAGCAGGAGGATAAAATGTTTAATTTTTACGAAGAAACGCAGAGAATTATTAATATTATATCAAAAGGCGCAAATAAAGCGCCAACTATGAAAAGAATAGCGGAAATAGAATTAAATAAATATAAGCAGAGCAAAAAGCGTAAAAAAATGCTTACAGGAATAAATTATTATGATGGAAAACATGAGATACTCAAAAAAAAGCGACTTGCCATTGAAGAGGGCGGTCAGGCTTCCGAACAGCACTATTTGCCTAATTCTAAAATAATTAATAATCAATATCGCAAAGCTGTAGACCAAAAGTCTAATTTTCTTTGCGGTCGCCCTATAGCAATTGACACGGATAACGATAAATATACCGACGAACTTAATAAGATATTTGACGAAAATTTTCATGCAATACTTAAACAGACGGCAAAAAACGCTTTAAATTGTGGTATATCATGGCTATATCCGTATATCAACGATAGAGGAGAGTTTTCCGTCAAAATATTCTCAGGTATTGAGATATTACCATTTTGGCAAGATGAAGAGCACAGATATATAGATATGGCTTGCAGATTATATGTTATCCCAACATATGAGGGGGAAAACGAAAAAGATGTGGAGCATGTTGATATATTCTTGCCTGAGGGGATTGAATATTATATATATGAAAATGGAAAATTAGTGATTGATTCTGAGCGTGAACCTGAACCATATCTTACATACAAAGATAAAGATGATAATGTTATATCTCTGAGTTGGGATAAAATACCGCTCATACCATTTAAATATAACTACGAGGAACAACCGCTTATAGAAAGGGTACAATCAATACAAGACGCAATAAATCTAATAATGTCAAATTTTGAAGATAACATGCTTCAAGACCCTTATAATACTATATATGTATTGCTTAATTATGACGGTGCGGATTTAGAAGAATTTCGACATAATATTGCGCAGTATGGAGCGGTAAAAATAAGGTCCGTTAATGGTATTGATGGAAATGTAAGCACTATAGAAGTAAAGGTGGACAGCGAAAATTATAAAGCTATTCTAGACCAATTAAAAAAAGCGTTAATAGAAAACGCAATGAGTTATGATGCAAAAGACGACAGGCTTGGCGGTAATGCAAACCAAATGAATATACAGAGCATATATAATGATATTGACCTTGATGCTAATGGTATGGAGTTAGAATTTCAAAGAGCGTTAAAAGAATTATTGTGGTTTGCTGATATGTATTTATACAATACTACAGGTCAGGATTTTACGAACGAAAAAGTAAAATTTGTATTCAACCGCGATATGATGATGAACGAAAGTGAAATAATGACAATGCTTCAAAATTTAGGAGTGCAAATTTCACAAAAAACGTTAATTTCTCAAGTGCCTTGGATAGATGACGTTGAAAAGGAATTGAGAAGAGTTGAAGAGGAATACAATACAACGAACAACGATGAGTATAATAACTTAGTCAATCAGATGAGAGGTGAAAGCGGTGATTTAGGAAATGCCGAAGAATGAAAAAATAGAAAAGTTACTTAAACGCAACGGCGAATATTGGTCGGGGCGTTTTTTGTATCTTGAAAAAGTACAGAGTAATAAAAATATAGAATACTTTCACAATCTTGAAAAACAGTACAATGAAGCTGTGCAGACGGTAACAAACGATATAAATAACTGGTATATGCGATTTGCTGAAAACAATAAAATAACATTTACAGAAGCAAAAAGATTATTAAATGCAAAAGAACTTAAAGAATTTAAATGGACTGTGGAAGAGTATATTCAGAAAGGCAAAGAAAACGCCCTAAATAAACAGTGGGTAAAACAGCTTGAAAATGTTAGTGCTAGGGTACATATTAATCGTCTAGAGAGCCTTAGAATACAAATGCAGAATCAGGTTGAGGTATTAACGGGTAATGAGTTAGATGATATAAGCAATCTTATAACTGACATATATCAAGATACCTATTATCGTTCTATTTTTGAAATACAAAAGGGTTTTGGAGTAGGGAGCAGCTTTGCAAAATTAGATACAAAATTAATTGAAAACTATATACATAAGCCCTGGACACCCGACGGCAAAAATTTCAGTGAAAGAATTTGGGGTACTCATAGACCCCAGCTTGTGAGAGAACTTGAAACAACGTTAACACAGTCAGTTATCAGAGGGGAGCAGCCTAAAAAAATAGCCGCTAAGATAGCAAAACGATTTGAGGTGAAGAAACATCAAGCCGAAAATCTTGTATTGACAGAAACAGCATTTTTCAAATCAAAATCTACATTGGACGGATTTAGAGAAATGGGAGTTAAAGAATATCAGAACGACGCAACTTTAGATAACAAAACATCTGATATATGCCAACATATAGACGGGACACATTTTTTAGTATCCGAGTATAAGCCGGGGATTACGGCACCGCCTTTTCATAATCGTTGCCGGACTGTTGCAATACCGTATTTTAACGATGAATTTACGGTCAATGAAACAAGGGCGGCGAGGGACAAGGATGGGGATATATACTCAGTGCCGGGTGATATAAAATATGCAGAATGGAAAAATAAATATGTTGAGGATTCTATATCAGATAATGACCGTAAGTTATTTAATAAATATGTAACAATTCTAGGACTAAATGCGCCTACTATTGACGAATTTGTGAAAATGAGGTATAATAAAAAAGAGTGGGGACAGTTTACATCTTATTCGAGTTCAATAAAATCCGGTGAATTATCTCCTTTGGCTACATTTGAATTATATAAAAGTATCAGCAAAAAAATTGATGATAACTTAATAGGCACTATTACAAGCAATGGAATAAAGATAACAGATAAATCTAAGCATTTTATATCAAGAGTAATAGGGTCGGTTGAGCAGAGGCGTAACGGCGTAAATGTCAAAGATGTATTAGACGTGCTTCAAAATCCTGCAAGATTAGGTGATATTAGAAAGTTGAAGAATGGAAAAAGCCAAAGATTTATTGGCGACTTATTAACGGCTACTGTTAATCCTGATACCGGAGTGTTAATACAGGTTAACCCAACAACTAGAAGAAAGGGGTTTAAGTGATGAATATTACTGAAAAACAAAAAGAACTTGTGAAAAAATATTTGAAAAAGTCATATACTGAAATATATCAACTCCTGTTAGATTTAGATGATAAAATAACAGAAATTGGTTTTGATGAGAATTACGACATTAACGAAGAGGGCATATTATTGCAAAGGCTATATGATGACCTCTATTATCAAAATTCTGAAATATAAATAAGCTCCGATTTATCGGAGCTTTTATTATGCTTTAAAACAGAGGTGAAATTATGATTAAATGGGCGTTACCGATTTTACAAGTAGTCTTTATTATCTGCAAGGTGTTCAATTTATTAAATTGGAGTTGGAGTATAGTTTTCATACCGAGTTATATTTGGCTGACTGTATTCTTTATATTCCTAGTTTTCTGTTTAATATTTATATATTTGGGGGGCAAAAGATGAAGTGCCCGTATAAAGATAATAGATTTGAAAATACAACATCAAAATATATCTATGACGAAGACGGAAGTCTAATAGAAAATAAAATAACGACGTGTACCGCTTCTACTTTTGGAAAGTGTGACGGCGAAGAGTGCGCAGCATATAAAGATGGTGTATGTCAATATGTATTGGTCGAAAAGGGAGGTTGAGAGTTAATGGCAAGAGAGCCAACTGGAAATAAATTTAATAATGATTGAGCCGCATAAGGCTCTTTTTTTATGTGCAAAATTCGTCTTTTTGGTATTGCAGACGTAAAAGAACAAGACTGATAGCCGCGGACTATACCGCGTATAAAAAATGTAATCAAGAAAGGTGTAGTGTTTAATGGATAAAGCATTTTTAAAGGAGCTTGGGATAGAAGATGAAAATATAACAAAAATTATCAAAGCTCACAATGAGGAAATAAAGGACAGTTATGTACCGCTTTCCCGATTTAACGCAGTTAATGAGGATAAAAAGGAAGCGGAACGAAAAGCAAAAGAATTAAAGAGCCAGCTGGACGGGTTGGACAATGTAGATGTTGCGGAATTGGAAAAGACAATTGAGACATTAAAGACCGAAAACAAAACCGCACAGGAAAATCACGAAAAAGAACTTAGGAATATAAAAATTGATTATGCTCTTGATAAAGCTTTGATAGACGCTAAAGCTAAAAACATTAAGGCTGTAAAGGCGTTTTTTAATTTAGATGAACTAGAGCTTGATAACGACAATATCAAGGATATAGACGATAAAATCAAAGCGTTAGCAGAAGATGATACAACAAGTTTTCTTTTCGGTTCCGACGAATCGAGCAAGGGTAAATTTAAGGGTGTTAATCCTGTGCAAGTACCAGGTGCCGGAAGCGGTCAGTCTGACGATGATAGTGTAGGCTCGCTGTACGCACAAAAATATAATGCTAAATTTGGCGTTACAAATAACAAAAATGAATAGGAGTGAAAGTAATGGCTTTAACAACAATAAAAAGAACAGAAACTAGGCCTAACTTTTTAGAATCGGAAGTAGGTTTGGTGCTTAAAACGGCACAAGTAGACAACGCAAATATTGAAGCTGATGAATATGGATATAAAACGGTGAAAGGCGGTACACCTTATCCAGCGAATGATTCAACCGCAAAAGGTCTTATTTTTGAAGATGTAGACGTAACTGTTGGCTCTGACAATGGGGTAAGACCGGCCAGCCTAATGGTTGCAGGAAGAGTTTTAGA